TCTGTTCTTCCTGGTGGGTGCAACCTACGATAGGACACACACCCTACAACTCGATGAGATGGGTGGTGTGGGTAAACAGATGAAAGTCATGTTTGGTCTGTGGGTTGCATGTTCTATGGCATCCTTGGCACTGCCAGGTATGAGTGGATTTGCAAGTGAACTGATGGTCTTCACAGGATTTGCAACAGATACCATGTACTCTGTACCATTCAGAGTTGTTATCTGTGTTCTTGCTGGTATTGGTGTTATCCTGACTCCGATCTATCTTCTGTCTATGTTGCGGGAGATCTTCTTTGGTCAAGAGAATAAAGAACTGGTTGATCATGCAAATCTTGTAGATGCAGAACCTCGTGAAGTATATGTGATTAGTGCTCTATTGGTTCCGATTATTGCAATCGGATTGTATCCAAAGATTATGACCGATACTTTTCAAAGTTCGATTGACGCATTGGTTGTGAGAGATACTGCACCGTTAGTAAGACCTCACATTGTGAGAACTTTTACACCACCAACTGTCTAAATAAAACTGAATATCGTCGTCGCAGACGGAGAGGTAACTGGCAAAAACCAGTTGACACCTCTCTTTTTTATTGGTAAAATTAGTATGATGAAATTGAATCAATGGCAGTAAAACTACTACTTCTCAAGTCTGGGGAGATGCTAATCTCTGATGTAACAGAGTTGGTAAAGAAAAGACAAACAACACCATACGGATATGTTTTAGATTTTCCCCATACTGTAACTACTAAACCTAAAGATAGTACAAACCAAGAAATTGATATTGTCTTTAGTCCTTGGATTGTGATTAGTAAAGAAACAAAAATGACGATTCCTAATGATTGGGTTGTCACTATTGTGGATCCCATGGATGACATCGGTAAGATGTATGTTGATGATATGGAAAAAGTTAAATCAAAAGTAGAAAATACGGAGGATGAAAATGTCAGTTAAACTTGTTATTCTAAAAACTGGTGAGCAAATTGTTGCAGATGTAAAAGAGTTAGTTTCTTCACCGAATGAAGAAGAAGCAACTCTTCATGCATATTTGCTTAGTAATGCATTTAGAATTGAATATAATAAACCAATTCTTTTGAGTGAACAACAAAACCCAGAAGCAGATGGTGAAGTTCGGATTACACTTTCACCGTGGCTTATTCTTTCTAATGACAAAATGATTCCAGTCAGAGCAGATTGTGTCATGACTATTATAGATCCAATTAAATCAGTTGTAGAACTTTACGAGGAGAGAACAAATGGAGAAAGCAATCAAGTGTCTTTTACTGAAGAATAATCAAGTAATTGTTTCTGAAGTAGTAGAAGTAGAAGCAACTCTTGGAGATGCAAATTGCAAACTTATTAACCCATATCTTTTAAATGGAGATAATTTGGTTGATTGGTTAACTTTTACCGATCAGAATGAAATAATGGTAAGGTCCGATGACATGCTTACTGTTGTTGATCCAACGTCAGAAATACTAAAAAAATATGAAAGTCTTAAGTATTGACTTAGATTATATAATGAAGCCGTCTATTGAATTATATAATGATAATTCTTTTTATAGCAATGCTTCCTTACGATGGTATGAATTATTCGATAGTACTGACTTTAAAGAATCTCATTTTACAATAGATCAATCTAATTTGTTATTTTGCTTTGATGTTTACATGAAGGCATTGATGAATTGTGATAGTGTTGATTTTGGATATGATCATGATTCTATACTTTTTAAGTTGCAGGATTGTGATAGTATTGATCTAATCAACATTGATCATCATGATGATATTTTTGGTGGTGAATACACTCATGATAGAGATCTTGAAAATCCATATCAGGTAGAGTACGATCAAATAATACATTTCAATCGTGTTCATGAGGGAAATTGGGGTGCTTGGTTGCAGAGTAAAGATAAATTGAACTCTTTTACATGGATAGGAAATGAAAATAGTAAAAATAAAAATAGAAACGAAATAAACAAATCTTTAATTGAAAATTATTCAAACGTAGAAAAAAATAATTATACGTTTGATGATTATGATTTTGATCATATTTTTGTTTGTCTTTCTCCTCAATATACTCCCAAGCAGCATTGGCATTACTTTTCAATGTTTATTTCTGCATTTGAGACAATAAAGGGAAGAGATGCTATAATACATACAGACAAATACGAAACCACAGTCCGACATCAACTAATACATAATGAGATTTTACACCAACGTTCAAATGGTCGGTGACCACTTCCTGGTTCGTGGTTATGAAGATGGAAAGCATTTTGCAACCCGTGAAAAGTTCAACCCTACTCTTTTCGTCCCTTCTAAAAGAGAAACATCATATCGAACTCTTGATGGTGAATATGTTGAATCTGTTCGACCTGGTACAGTAAGAGAGTGTCGTGAGTTTATCAAAAAATATGATGGGGTAGAAGGTTTTAGGATCTACGGAAACGAAAGGTATATCTACCAGTATATTTCTGAAAAGTATAGGCAAGAAGAAATTAAGTTTGATATTAGTAAGATCAAACTGACTACAATTGATATTGAGGTTAAGTCTGAGAATGGATTCCCCGACGTAGAATCTGCTGCAGAAGAAGTTCTTCTTATTACAATTCAGGATTACTCTACTAAAGAGATTATCACTTGGGGTCAAGGACCATTTAAATTGAAGCAGGGTAATCATTACTATAAGCAGTTCAATAACGAATATGATCTTCTTAATGATTTCATCAATTGGTGGATGATTGAAGAGAATACCCCAGAAGTTCTTACTGGTTGGAACAGTAAGCTTTATGATATTCCATATCTTGTTCGACGTATTGATCGTGTTCTTGGTGAAAAGTTGATGAAACGACTTTCACCATGGGGTCTTGTGACTGAGCAAGAGTTTTTTGTCAATGGTAGAAAGCAGATTTCATATGATGTTGGTGGTATCTCTCAGTTAGACTATCTTGATCTTTATAAGAAGTTTACTTATAAAGCACAAGAATCATATCGACTTGACTATATTGCTGGTGTTGAACTTGGGCAAAAGAAACTTGATCACTCTGAGTTTGATACTTTTAAGGATTTCTACACAAACGGGTGGCAGAAGTTTGTAGAATACAATATAATTGACGTGGAACTTGTTGACCGCATGGAAGACAAGATGAAACTCATTGAACTTGCACTCACCATGGCATATGACGCTAAGGTGAATTATGAAGATGTGTTTTATCAAGTACGCATGTGGGATACCATCATTTATAATTATTTGAAGAAGAGGGATATTGTTATTCCTCCTAAGGCAAGGTCTGATAAAAACGAAAAGTACGCAGGTGCTTATGTCAAGGAACCGATTCCAGGAAAGTATGATTGGGTGGTCAGTTTTGACCTTAACAGTCTATATCCTCATCTTATTATGCAATACAACATCTCACCAGAGACCTTACTCGAAGAAAAACACCCAACGGCTACAGTTGATAGAATCCTTAATGAGGAAATAAATTTTGAACTCTATAAGGGCAATGCTGTTTGTCCTAATGGTGCTATGTATCGCAAAGACGTTCGTGGATTCTTGCCCGAGTTGATGGAGAAGATCTACAAAGATCGCACCGTCTTCAAAAAGAAAATGCTTGCCGCAAAACAAGAGTATGAAAAAACTCCAACGAAGACACTGGAAAAAGAAATTGCCAGGTGCAACAACATCCAAATGGCACGTAAGATTCAACTCAACTCTGCATATGGTGCTATTGGTAATCAGTATTTTAGGTATTATAAACTGGCAAATGCTGAAGCAATTACCATGTCAGGTCAAGTCTCGATTCGTTGGATCGAGAACAAGATGAATCAATACATCAACAAAATTCTTCAAACTGATGAAGTTGATTATGTTATTGCATCCGATACTGATTCAATTTATCTTAATCTTGGTCCTCTAGTAGATAAGTTTTTCCCAGGCAGTGAAAAAACAGTTCAACTTCTAGACAAAATTTGCCAAGAGAAGTTTGAACCATTCATTGACAATTGCTATCAAGAACTAGCAAATTATGTTAATGCATATGATCAGAAGATGTTCATGAAGAGAGAAAACATTGCTGACCGTGGTATCTGGACTGCAAAGAAGCGATATATCCTTAATGTATGGGACAGTGAAGGTGTTCGATATGAAGAACCCAAACTGAAGATGATGGGTATTGAAGCAGTAAAGTCTTCTACACCTGCACCTTGTCGTACCATGATTAAAGATGGTCTCAAATTGATGATGAATGCAACTGAAGAAGATGTTATCGATTTTATCGAGAACTGTCGTTCTGAGTTTAAGAAACTCCCCCCAGAACAGATTGCTTTTCCCAGAACAGCATCTGATGTTCGCAAGTATCATTCTCATTCTGACATTTATATAAAGGGAACACCAATTCATTGTCGTGGTGCTCTTCTCTATAATCATTATTTAAAGGAGAAGAAATTGACAAATAAATATTCACTTATTGGGAATGGGGAAAAAATTAGATTTGTATACCTCAAAAAACCCAATATCATACAAGAGAATGTGGTGTCCTTCATTCAGGATTTTCCGCATGAACTTGGTCTTGACAAATACATTGATTATGACCTACAATTTGAGAAAAGTTTTGTCGAACCTCTAAAATCTATCCTAGATGCAATTGGATGGAATGTAGAGAAAACTGTAAACCTAGAAC